AAAAGACTGCATCGCTATGTTCTACTAATAAGTCAGCAGCTTTACGATGTAGTTTGATTTCATGTCGATCATGTGGATCATTAGATGGGTCTTCATACCTGCGAATCTGATTGTGTGCAATCTGTATTACAGTCATGGACTTCTCATCTCTAAGTCTGTTAAGAATTTCAACATACTCTTTCCACTTGTCAAGAGCTGCAACATAGCCTTTACCATAAGCAGGTGTATCTATTTGCGCCCAACCATTTTCTTTACATACATGATCCCATAGCAAGGTTTCTAACCAGTCTAGTGAATCAATACAAGCAACACGAAATTCGTGATCTTCTGTAAGCAAAGAGGTTAGATTGTTCATAAACTCTTCATAGCTTTTAGCTACTGGAAAGTGATCGCACTCAATCTTTCCGATACCATCTTCAGATTGAATAATAATCACTCCCTCAGAATTTGACCAAGTGCTATCTACTGGATATGCCAGCTTTGGATCGTCTGCTTGTTTGCCTTCTACCCATTGGTCATATGTAACATTGTTAGCAATTACATTGCCTTCAGAGTCACGAACAATTGATTTACCCATACCCGCAGCAAACGATGTTTTACCAATACCACCTGGACCATAGATAACTAGGCGTGGTGGTTTGATCTTACCTTTCTTTTGTATTGCAGCTAAACTCATTTGACCACCTCAACTTTTTTATTATTGCTTTCCAATGCTTCATCTAATTGCGCAGCAAGATTATTGGAATCTCTCTCAAGACTTCTTAAATCTTGTGTTAAATGTATGGCTTGCTGATACAACTCAGAGTTTCTTTTATATTGTATTGAACGATTTACACTTGATAATTCGTTTGCCAAGGGCATGGTTTTTTCATCTAAATCAGATTCAAAAACCTCTTTGCTTGAACCATCTTCTCTATTAATAGTAAAGATAGGTTCTTTTTTTTCTTCAGTCATATTTCTCTCCTAAAGTATTTTTATATTCATCACAATCTGCTTTAGCATTACAGAATCTGCAATGATCTCCCGCAACAAATCGTGGGTTTTCTTCGTCACAAGCATCAGTAGCTTGTTTCAAATCGTTGTAGCCCCAATCAACCAGATTGGTAGCTGAAATCTCATATGTTCTTATAGGGCCATCTTTATGCCAACCGCGTGGTTGTACAATGGTCAGCTCCATGGTGGTATTCTCATCCCCATACCGCGCGAGCGCACCCAGTCCATAAATCATTAACTGCTTATTTCTTTCGACATCTACACCCCACTTACCAGACTTTAAATCTATAACTGCAATGCGATCTTCACCAATTAATATTGTGTCAGCAGTTCCAAAACACTTTGTGGATATCTCATCCATAAAAACTTTTTCTTCTATCAACATCTTGGCGTTAAGCTCTTCTTTTCTTTTATGTATGTACTCTACATAGGTTTCCGCGCACGCAATCATATCCTCATCAACTTCTATCTCGAAGTCCTCAACCACTTGAACTTTACCTAACCAATAGTCACGCAACGTCATGTCCTTGAGTCTGCCTTTTAATAACATCTCGCACATCTCATGGATGAGTGTTCCTGTAGCCGCAGGTATGCCTACCTTATATTCTGCTGAATAGTTTAGGTACGCGCTCGCTGGGCATTTAAACCAGCGATCTGAGGATGAGGGGCTAAATATTGCGTGAGCCATTGGAAATGTATGAGCTTTCTTCTAATTCCTTAATCTCTGTTAGATCATAAAGAATTTTACCGCCAATCTTATAATAGTTAGGGCCTCCGCCTTTACGCCTTAAATTTGATAGCGCGTGTGGATTTTTGCCCCACCTTTTAGCTAGTTGCTTAGTGTCTATAAAGACTCTATCGGTGTCTGTCATTTCCTAATACTCCCTTTTTGTATTTGAATGTTGTTAAATTTACACTAAAGTTATATGATATGCAAATATATTTATAAAAAAGGAGAAGAATATGAGTATAGATGATGCAACACCAGAAGAATGGGATCAAGCCATTGATATGCTTGCGATCAATAACCAGGTAGGTGGACAACATTATAAAGGCAATGGCATACAACCCATTGAGTATATTTACGCAAATGGTTTGTCATGGTCGATGGGTAATGTGTTGAAACTTATTACCAGAGATAAGGTTAATAAGGTTGAAGACTTACTTAAAGCCAAGCATTACATTGACCTTGAACTACAACTTGTACATGGTGTAGACGGAGAGGGTAATAAAATAGGCCCATATACCAAAGAGGTAAAGGTCTAGGAGTAAAGCAATGAACTTGTTTGATTTTGAAGACCCAGTTCTAAATGAAAGGAACAACAATACGCCTGTTTATATAAACAGATACATTGCGCGTTCTTTGATAGATATAGCTGGGTTGGAAAAAAAAGATCCTCAAGCATTAGCGGAGTATTTCCTACAAGTAGGAATAAACTCCGTTAAGCATTACAAGGATCAAGAAGTTAAATTTGATATTGAGAATCTTTAATTAAGATTTTTTAATATGTCTTTGATGTTTTTGATAGCATCATTGTTCTTCATGTGTTCATCGTTGATGGTTAGTTGAGCTTGGTCTAAAGGTTTAGAAAACACCACATTCCTGTGAGTTATAGAAACAAAAGCAAATAAATCTATTTCATTGTTTTTATATTTTCTATGAGCAACTCTTTGACCTTTGCGCATATCAAAACGCCAGTTGCCTCTATGTTCTTCTATTTTAGATTGAGTTTTAACCTGGCATTTATACAGCTTTAGGTTGTGTTCAAAGATGATGTCTGCGGATGCGTTGTGTGGAACGATGGTTACTGTATCGCAAACTTGAGAGAGTATGGCTGCTGTGAGATATTCACCAAAACGACCAACTCGTTCTGTTGCAAGCGGCATGGGTTATCGGGCGGGTATTGCCACCTGTGGTTGTTCTGTGGGTTGTCCTATTGGTTGCTCTACTTCAGGCATATAGTCTAAGTTATTTGTAATGGCTAAAATATTAATCACCCTTTTTAAAGCCTCACCTTTTTCAATGTTAATTTTTGCTAATTTTTCTAATTCTTCTACTGAATTTTTATTAACAAATATTTCTGCTAAATTTTTTGATGTTTTTTCTTGAACTCTTTTACTAAATCTACTTGCAAATTTTACTGTCCACATAAAAGCGCCAACTTGGGCTGCCTCTTTGGTAAGCACTATTGCATCTGGTGGTTTTTTAGGATTATCGATATTTGCTAATGTTGCAGTTCTTTTTAAAATTTTTCTAAATTTATCAAAGCCACGCATAACTTCATTTTCATTCAAACCCCTTGCTTCAGCCACGCCTTTTAAAACTTGGTTAAAATTGTCTTTTGCTCTCTTTGTTCCAGAAATTGCATCATATAATTCAAATCCAGCTGCAAACGAAGGTCTACCAGCTTTGGTTTGTTTATAAAGCGAACCATCTATTAATTGGTCAAAATAAGCTCTAGCTAAATTAGGAAAAGCCTGTTTATCAATTTGATTAATTCTTTTGTATGTCTCTCTTATATCAGCAGGCTTTACATTATTTATTCCAAAAACTTGATTTTTTACTTTTGCAGCTGTAACGCCTTTACCAATTAAAAATGGTTCTATTGCTTCAAGAGTGGGGTCAACTATAGTGTTTGTTAGTTCTTTATATTTTTCTGTTCCAGCTAAATAATTTGGATTTGTTTTCAGAGATTCATCTATGTTATTTAAGATTGGATTTAATTTTCCAATTTGAGTTTTTGTAAGAGCATCTGCTTCTTTAGCTGTTCCAGCCGTTGAATCTGCTATAGCATCTCTTGTTTCTTTATAAATTTCACTAATTTTTCTAATACTTGTTTCTGGAATTATTTTTGTTTCAGTTGCTCTCATACCAGTAGGTTTTCCAGACTGATCTAATATATTTAAAGTTTCATCTTTAGGTTTTATTTCTTTTTTTATAAAACGATTTCTAAAAGAAATTAATTTATCTTTTGTTGAGCCCTTTGCGGTTAATTTTATTTGTTGATTTATATTATTAATAATATTTTCAACTTGTGATGTATCTAAAAAATCATCATCAGCAATCTTATATCCAGCTTGCCTTGATTCAAGGGTTCTGTTTTGTCTTGCTTCCGTTATTGCTTTTTGCGCTGATATGTTTGCATCTTTTAAAACTTTTTTAATTGATTCTGGGTTTTTGGCAATTTGAGTGTCAAATAAATTTTCTGCTACCCTTTGCATTTCTTGAGGTCTGTTTTTAACATATTCAAACATCATTCTTCCGCCCTCTGGGGAGTTATACACAGATTCCCCAAGCTTAGAAAGAATATCGCTGTTAATTAATTCAGGCGCTGTTAGTTTTATTCCTTGTGTCTCTGCATATGCTTCTAAAGATTTTGCTAAATCAATTTTTTCTTGTGGAACTCCCTTTAATGCCTCTGCTGCCAATTTTACAGCTCTGTTTGGATCTGTGATGTAACTAGCTATTCCGCCTGTGGCTAATGTTCCAAGCGTAGATACAACAGGACCAGCTCCAACCTCCTCTAAACCTTGTTGTACAAGACCAGTAGGAATACCAACCTTGAACGCTCTAGCTAAACCAAGGCCCATTGTTGGTAATGTAAATTCTCCAATTGCTTGAGCTTGTCTTCCACCAAGGGTGGGTGGCTCATACTCAATTAGTTCTTTTGCTTGTGGTTGCTGTCTTATTCCTTTTCCAAGTAAACCTAAATACTCTGTTGTTCGACCTAATGGCATTTTTGATCTTATATTTTTTAATAAATCAAAATATTGTGTAATCCCTTTTTCTTGTGTTGGCTCTAAGGCTTTTGCTTTTCTTTCTGCAAAAGATGCCGCTCCCTCGGTAATCATTTGAGGAAATTCCATCAAACCAGTTGTGGTTCTTAATCCGCCAGATGCATATGCTTTTGCATAATCTAGCGCAGTTTGTTTTGGTATTTCGGGTTGTGGCGCAAACTCTGTAGCAATGTATTCTCGTGCTTTTAATTTTGCCTCTTCTTCTTTACCAGCTTCACCCTCAATTTCTAAAATTGTTTTATTGGGTAGCTCAAACTCGTAAATTACTTTTTGCGCCATTTTTTATAGCTCTATTCTAATTCTTTTAACATCATTAGGCCCGCCTGTTGTTGGAGGTGGTGTTTGTTGTTGCATAAATGGATTCTGTATATCTGCAAATCCAGTAGAAAATACATCTTGTATACCCAACACAACCGCATTTGCTTGTCTGTTTTCTGGATCTCTTGCAAGCGTTGCATTTCTATACTCTCTTTCATCTTCAAGAGCGCCTTGTACTTCTGATTTTATTCCTTCGATAAAATTGGTTAAAGCTCTTGCTTTTTGTTCTGCGGTTCTACCAGCAGAAATAATTTTTTGAAAGTTTTTAAAGTCTTGATCTGAAAGACCCCTTCCTTCTTGACCCCTAACTTTGGCAATTTGATAGGCAAAGTCTAATAATTGTGATTCTGTTAAAGCTGTTTGGCTAGCCAACTCTCTAAACTGTTCTCTTATTCTTGCATTGTCTTGACCTTGAGGTGATTTATTAATAAAAGTGTTTCTTGCTTCTGGATTAACAATTGCTCCAACTGCTGTCAATTCTTGACCTATTTGGTCAACTACTTGTGCAATATCTCCAACCGCTAAAACTGATTCTGGATTATCGTAAAGATTTTGTACAATTCTGTTTCCAGACCTAACAAGACCTTTGTATGCCATTGCTCTTTCTAACAAACCACCATCATCATTCCAACCTCTTATTTCTCCCAATTCTTTTTCTATGCCTTTGCCTGCTGTTGAAAGAACTGGTGTTTTATTAATGAAGTTTCCAGCTTTAACCTGCTCTTGCAACTCTTCTTTGGTTGGATTTATAAGGTCTTTTACTCTTATTCCTTCACTATTTGTAACCGCCCATGTATCAATATCAGCACTTTTACCTGTTGCTGGTGCTGACAATGGAACAATTTGCAAATCAGGGTCTGCTTGAATTTCAGATATAGTTTTTGCATCTGTTTTTAAAACACTAGATATTGGTCTGCCAGCACTTTTACTGAAAACACTAAACCTTTCTACAGAATCTGTTGTTGGTTTATAAGAACTAGCAATACCACTAACAATTGGTGATAGAGCATCTGCTCCAGCCAAATCATACATATCTTTCGCCCAAGGGTATTTAGCTGCAAATTCAGGATTGGTTACAGTTTTTCTTAAAGTTTCAATTCGCGCTTTTTGTTTTGCTTTACCTTCTTGCATTTCCTGCAATGCCATGGTGTTTTGCACAAAGTTTTTATCACCTTTTAAAGCACCGCCAAGCGCGTAAAGCATCATAGCTAACTTTTGATTTTTGGCATCTTTTACATCAGCAACATCTCCAGCCAATTGTTTTCTATCTATTTGAGGATTAATTAATGGATTAACAGTAGGCGAAAGAGGGTTTATGGGTTGTGAACCAGGTAAACCTGCCATTAAATCTTGCATTGAAAATGCCATTATAAAACTCCTACTTTGTTAAAAAGTACAAACTGCCTAATTGAGCAGCAGATCCTAAAATATCGCCTAAACCAGTTTTTTGCTTTGTTGTAGTCGTTGGAGTTGTAACCCCTTGACCCGCAGCCAATAAGCCAAACTGTTGAGGCCCATAAGCCAAAGCTCTTTGGAACTCTTCGTAAGGTACTTGTAGACCCATTTGTTGTAATTGTTGTTGTTGTCTTCCAATCTGACCAAGCTGTCCAAGTCTTGCCATCTGCTCCGCGCCCACGCCCCCAAGCAGTCCTGCTTGTTGTTGTCTTGCGCGTAGTTCTAATTCTGGGGCAAACATTGCCATTTGCTGTTGTCTTGCAATATCTGATTCAGCAGCTCTTTGAGCTTGTTCAAAACCAGCCTGTCTTAAACCAGCAGCAGTTCTAGCTTGTTGTTCTATGTAAGGTCTTTGTGATTCAGTTTCTAGTAAAGCAGAGCGTGAACCGCCAAAAGCACCTGCGCCGATTGCTTGAGATTGTGCTTGTCTTCTTGCAATATCAGCTTGTCTTTGTATATCAGCCATGGATTGCTCAATGACTTGTTCTGTGTAAGGTGATTGATATGCACCTATGTCAGCACCTAATAATGAGCCAACTTGACCTATTTGTGGGGCTTGTTGCTGTGCTAATGATTGTAAGCCTGTTAATGGGTCATACTGCATCCCAGTTTCAAATAAACCACGGGTGGCTTGAAATTGTCTAAGTTGATCTGGGTTAAATCCAGCAACTCTAGGACCTGTGTATGGAACGAATGGTGTACCAGCTAATGATTTACCAGCTTGAAATAGTTCTTTTGCTTGTGCTTCTTGGTATGCTGGTAGACTGACTGATTGTGTTGTTTTGCCTTTGCTCATAATTCTTTACTAATTAAATTTTCTGATTTAAAGCCTAAATGACTTATTTTTTTTAACCATCCTTTTCTGCCACCGCCATATAATCTTTTACAACCAGCGGCTTTTGCAAATGCCTCTAAGGA